TTCGTTGTCTATTCTAACGTATCCGTTTTTCTTTGGAAAACTCGTTGCATCTTGTAGTACAATTGTATCATCAGTATCAGTGATACTAACGTCCAACACATCAGACTGTCTAAGTAAGTTTTTTTCATAATAATCTATATCTGCATATTTTTGGATATTGTTGATAATATCCAACGTGCCACCTTGTACCTCCTGTTGTTCATAATACTTTGTGAGGAACTTACTGAAAAGTTCATACTCTGTACTAATGAATTCAGGAAGCTGCGATTCAATGAGAGTGGAAATTCTCTTAGTCTTTACAGCGGGCATTTAATTTACTCTTTGTATGCAGTGAATGAGGAATTAGCAACGTCAACGTCAAGGTATACCTCACGCATTGCCTTGATGTCGTTTGATAGGGGTTTTACTCTTAGTGAAATGCGGTTATCAAAGAAACTACCTTTAATGATAGTCAAAGCATACATTTTAAGCTCGCCTTTTTCATAATCTATGTCTCCAATATCGCTGTCTAGGACAACTTTTTCACCAGTTACGCTATCTAGTCTATATAGCACTATTTTACTATTCCTATCTTCAACATAAACATCAAAGTTAGGATACTCAGTGACTCTAAATCCAGTGCTAGAAAGGACTGGATCGTCACAGTCCTTATCAAATGCATTCTGGAAACATACTTCATAATAGAAAGTAGAATTAAGAGAAGGATAGAAATCCTTTCTCATTGTGACACTTGTGAGATTGGAATTGATAGACTTATCTACATCGTCAATTACACCTACCATCTTACTATATCTAAACTTACCATTGAACTTTTCAGTATCACTTGTATCAAGATAAGACTGTACACCACCAATAACTTTGTCTCTAATCTGTGATGGTGTCTGATCTGTTGATAAACTATTATAATAGATCTTACTCATCATCTCAACATAGAGAATAGAAGGATCAATTAATTTTGGTTCTACAGATGCAACAACATATTTCTTTAATTTCTCTACAATATCATTTTTTGTCAATGATGTTAGATAGCTTGCATCTTTAGGTTTCAATGCAATAAAAACTTTTCCATACTCAGGTGGATCCTGATCCTCACCACCAAATATAACGATGTCACTGGTAGCAGGATATACTTGACGCACAATTGCTTCATAGTCCTGTGCGGTCACTGCACGGTCTTGTGTGCCGTATGCTTTAGGAGCAGTGTATTTTATCTTAGAAGTGCTTTCTATCTCTTCACCGCCCGCAGAGGCAACAGTAGATGTAATAGATGTGGTAAATGAAGTTGGAGATACACCATTAGGGTTCTCTAATACACCAGAGAAGACAAATGTACGAACTCCATTACTTTCAGGTCCTGCTGTTGTTAAATAAGACACCTCAATACGAGCATTGTTCTCTAACTTCTTACCTAGAACACCATCACCCATTAATATTTCATATCTTTCGTCTTCAATTTCATCAAGGAAGAAAACTTTAGATGTACCATCAACACCTAGAATATTATCTGCTACAAGATATGGTTCACTGAAGCTACCTCCAGTAGGAAATACTTTTACACTAATTGTGTTAGTGTCAATGTTCTGATTATCAAGTATAAATCTCTGACTCTTTAATGCTGTGTTAACAGTAAAGGTATTAACAAGTTGTGTTCCTTCTTTTACCTCAACATTAGTAAATGTTGCAACGTTACTTATAACTTGTGCCTTTACATCATCAGTTACAACATACTGATACACGTTGTTATCATAAGAAGCAATAAATCCTGTTCCTTTCTTCAGGATTAGCTCTGTATCAGTTGTTGGGTTACTATAGGTTACAGTAAAAGAAACATATGCTGTAGGAGACGTAGCACTCTTAGGTCTATACCCTAGTTGCTTCGCAATTGCTATTACATTGTCTCTCAAGGTGGCAGAATCAATGAATAGTTCATTGACTACCATGTTAGTATTAAACGCTGTATAATAGGTGTTATAAGCGAGTGTATCAATTATAGTAGATAATGCTGATCCTTCAAAATCATAGTCAGTAAAATCTGACTGTGCTCTCATATAATCTTTGAGAGAAGTTTTGATATCTTCAAAGTCTAAATTAGAAACCTGTGTGTAAGGCATTATCGTGTACGCTCCAAGATGAACTCTACTGCCACTGGTATGTCGTCTCTTCCAGTTATGGTATACTGTAGTTCTACATTATAACCATTGTTTTCAAAGTCTGGTTCACATCTTAGTTGTTCTACGAACGCTCTTGGTTCATAGCGACTGAGTGTGTTTCTAATTTCTTGTTTAATAGTACCAGCAGATGCATAATCTAGAGGTTCAAATAGAATGTCTTGTATATCACAACCTAAGTCAGGTTGAAATGGTCTTTCTCCTTTCCTTGTAAGCAACAAAGATGTGATTGACTGAACAATCGCAGCTTTATCCTTCACTGCCACCAAATCATCGGTAACAGGATGTTTCTTAAATGTAACACTCAAATCCTTGAATGTTTGAAAGGAAGGCATTTAGACACAGCAATAGGCTGTTTTTATTTATCCGTGTTCGCTCAACATTTCTTTCTTTACTTCCATCTCCCACAACTCTCTTTCATCATTCTTTGCAATTCTGTCTATCCATTTGTCGGCATCATACTCTGAGATGAGTTTCTTACCACTCTTTTTAAACTCTTCACTTTTATCTACTTTGATTACCATAGTTCGTCTCCAGTAACTCTTTGTATTCATCAACTAGTTTCCACTGCCAACCATCTGACAACTTAGTTCTATTTAGATCATTGATACACCATTGCATAGGTCCTCTGCTTCTCACATAGTGTAAGAACAGCTGTATATAATGATCACCATCATACTTACCCTTACGACCATGAGTGCCTACACAACCAAGATAGATGATTGCATCACCTTGCTCTAGTATTACCTCTGTAGGATTCTCTTCTGGATCCTCTATGATAAACTCCCATGGTTTATCTGATCCTAGATGTATACTCACACTTATCTCACACGCAGGACGATCATCATGTAGAGGTAGATACGATCCTTTGTTGTAACAACGCAAGTAAGAGTATGTCGGATACAAACGCTCTCCTACATGATCTACCATCTTCTGTGTCATGTAGTATAGAAGCTCTTGTCCGCCCACAGGACTCTCATAGAAGTAGCAAGGACCACTATATCCGTCCTTGAACGCGGAATCTACTCTACCACGATCACGGAAATCTACGTATATCTCCTCTGCCCACTCTTTAGATAAGAAATTCCTCACTACTATGTGGTTTGTTCTCAGTAGTTGCTCGTTCATTAGGTGTTTCCCAGAAATAGTCGTCAGTGTCTCCTAGTCTTCCCCAGTTCGTTCCTGACTCTACTTGGTATTCTATAGTAGAAACCTTAAAGTCTG